TGTGCTCGCGCACGGCGGCGGCGAGCTTGCGCAGCTTCGTGCCGATCTCGCCCGCGGCCAGCTCGACCGCCGCTGCCGCTTCCTCGATCTCGTGCGCGGCCGACTCGCCGATTTGATCGACAGCTTGAACAGTGACGCCGGCGAGCGCCAGCGGGTCACGGGCGCGCGGGGCCTGGATAATATCGCTCATATTACCTCTCCTATAATTTCACGGCTCAATGCGCCGTATTTTTCTTCGTCGCCGATGATCTCGCCGGTGAGAGCGACAATCCACCAACGCTCTCCCGACCATTTTGATGGGAGCAGCGTCGCGTGGAGCGTTCCGCGATTACAAAGCAAGAGCGGTCCTGGTGTGGTGTGGATCACTCCTGGCGCGGCAGGCTCAACCTTGGCACCACCGTTGCACGCGAGTCCTTCGGGGCTCGACCGCCAAAATGCAATTGTCGCTCCTGCTTCTCTGAGCGTAATGAGGCGCGCTCGCAAATTGTCTGGCCACTTGGACGCAAATACGTCGATTGTAGCCCGCCAATATTCTCCGTAGCCGGAGCCGTAGCCGGAGCCGTCGCCGTAGCCGTAGCCGGAGCCGTAGCCGTAGCCGTAGCCGGAGCCGTCGCCGGAGCCGGAGCCGTCGCCGTAGCCGTAGCCGGAGCCGGAGCCGGAGCCGTAGCCGTCGCCGATCCAGATCGGCTGCTCGCCTCGCAGGAGTTTCATCATTGGGATCATCACTTCGACCAGGGCGCTGAATTCCACGCAGCCGCAGCCTCCGCAGAGCACTCGGCAACACAGGTGATGTCGCGCAGCTCGATATTCGCCGACGGTCCCACCTTGCAGCTTTTGGTCGGGCCGGTCGATGCGAGACCAAGAAATCCCCGAACGTCGGATGACCAATAGATGCAGTTGCGGGCTCCGCGCAATTTGATCGTCGTGCCATCGGTGGCGGTCGCGAATCCGAAGAAAACCCCGCGATGTGCGGTGGTGACGAGAACAGCGCGCTCTTTGCCGTTGGTTTGCTTGCTCATCGATTGCACCTCCAATGTGACGTGGGTCATGGGGATTTCTGCTCCAAGGCGGAGCGCAGGCATTCCAGAACCGGAGCCGTCGTGGACCCACGCTCGATTGCTTCAATGGCCCCCTTAAGCGCCGCTCGCAGCCTTTCGATCTCGGCCTCGCGGTTGCCGATAAGCGCGTGCAACAGCGCGTTGGCCTTCAGCAGGTCATCGCGTTCGGCTCGTAACGGCTCAATGAGGCTGGCGTAGCTCATCACCAACTACCCTCCGGTAGCGCCTCGCGAGCTTTCTGCCGAGCCATTTCTGCCGCCAGCGGACGACCGTTATCGCGCCTCCCGTGGGCTATCTGCATCAGGACCGCTCGCAACCGTTCGATCTCCGCCGCCAAGCAGATCGGGCACATTCCATCTGCGACCGCTGCCTCAGATTCCCAGTGCGCGTGCCTGCATGTCATTTGGAATTCAACCCAAATGAACTCTGGCGCACGGCGCCCAGCACCGATCGACGATCTTTCCGGTCGGATCGAGCAACCTCACTTCCCCCTGTCGTAAGTCGCGCTTGATCTTATCGAAGACGGGCCGGACTGACGCTTCGTCAGGCCCTGTGGCGCGGACCTTGCGGGTATCAGAATAGCGCCCGCCGTGACGATCAACGATCCATGGATTAGGGGTCATCTCACACACCTCCAATATCGCCAGCCGTTTTCCTTGACGTACCATGTGCGCCCGCGCGGGCCGCAAACAGGGTCGGCGCGCGGCTTCGGCGGCAGCGCGATTGACGGCTCGGCCGCGGGCGCAACGATCGCCACCGGCTTCGGCTGCGGCGGCTCGACTATTGGCTCGGCCGCGGGTAGTAGGAGCCGATCGGACTTGCCTTCCGCGACGATAGGCGCCTGGCGCTCGACGAGGACCGCCGATGGCGCGGGCCGGCCGATGTAGACGGCGAGCAGCGACACCGTCGCCGCGATCCCGAAGCCGGCTGCGCCGAGATGGGTCAAGGCGCCAGCAGCCTCGATCGTCGCTGAGCCAGAGCGGCGGCGATTTCGACCTGCATCTGGCCGGCCCCGAATGCGGTGGCCAGCATGGCGGCGAGGTCCATCACGTCCTGCTCGTCGCGCAGGCGTTCGATGCGGCTGTCGGAGACCAGGTCGACGATCTCGTCGGGGAAGATCTTGGAGGTCATGGCTCGTTCCGATCTTTGATCCGCAGGGCGTCGCGCAGGCGCATGCCGATCCGGCCAGGGCTGATCTGGATTACCTTGTCTGGGTGGCTGTCCTTGAGCGTCCGCTCGCTGATGCCGGCCAATTGCGCGGCCTGCTTGATGCTGACGATCCGCATCATGTACACGGCGTCCGGCAGCTCTATGTCCTCGACCCGTTTTCTGCTCACTTTGGCATATCCTCTGTCATCGTCTCGGATTGCGGTGGCACAGTCGGCGTCGCCTCCGTCGAAGGCTGGTCCGCGGTCGTCCCGGCAAAATGATCAAGCACGTTGCCGAATGCCGCGCCGCGCTGGTCGGAGATCGTCTCGGCTGTTTCGACGCCGAGCGATTCCGCCTCGTCGCGCTGCATCAAAGCATCAATGTCGCTCGACATCGGCAGTAGCTTGGAGAGCACGCGGATTGCGGTCTTAAGCTGCATCTCACGCTCCCACTGCTTCCACGGCGCGTCTTCACGCGTCGCTCGGCTCATGGCCTTGCGTTTATTGATCTCAGATAGCGGCAAGTCTGCGATGAAACTCCCGCCATCCTTGGTTGTCGCGAGAGCATAGACACGGCGAATTTTTTTGCCTTCAATATTGTCACCGGGAACATGACGAAAATGCTCGCCTCCTTCGGATATATAATGCTCATATTCCTCACCCTCGTAGACGATTCCGGCGGTTACCCATTTAAATTGTCCCGAGTTTCGGAACAATTTTAGTAGACCGCCAACCATAGGGAGATATTGCACCCTGTTTTTGAAAGGCACCAAGGCGGCTTCCCGATTATCCGGCAGCAATCCTTGTTGTGCACATCGCATCGCGGAATTCCACAGCGTCATGCGATCACAAGCAAGCAAGTCCGGGTTTAATTGGACCGCTGTTAGAATCACGCGGATAAATCTGTCCGCCGAAATGTGAGGCGGAAGCGCTGTCTTCAGCTCGCCGATGCGATCGTTAAGCTGGTCCCGCAACACTATCATCGGTGGTTTGGGTTTGTTTATTTCGGCCGGGTGGTTTTGTTTGGTTACTGCTGCGGTGTCAGGCATGAACCTTTTCCTTCGGTGCTTGTGTTTTTTCGCTTTGGTGGATTCCGCCGATTTCCAGCTTGCTCTTTTTTCGTTGCCCATCGGCAATTCTCTGGCGAGTAAGGGCCATCATTGTCGATCCGCTCGATTGAATGTGCCGATGACGGTCGTCGCCCCATGTCGGCAAGAAAGTTTTCAAATTGGACCCAACGCTCGGAGACCTTGATGCCGCGACCTCCGTAGTATTTATAAATTGCGCAATTGATGTTGAAGCAACGTCGTTTTATTCCTTTCCAGCATGAGTATTCCGGTGACTGAGTTCCACCATGACGTAAGCCTTTACGGCCGAGATCAGAAGCAAGATCGCGACGCCAACACCCGCATGATTTCGTCAAGCGAGCGACCAGATTGGAGCCTAAGACGGTAACGACTTGGCCACACTCGCACTGGCAACGCCAAATTGATGCTCCCCGATCCGTTGTGACGCCGGCCAATTCTATGACCTTCAAGCGATCGAATGTTTTGCCGATCAAATTAACTCGCGCGCGCATTTTCATCGATCTCCGGTTCGATTGATACGCAGCGTACGGATGTCTTTCGCCTTCATGACGTACTCTTGTCTGTGGCTTGTCTTCCACGTAATCGACCATCCGGGAATGCCGATTGCGCGTTCGCAATCGCGCAGCGCAAATTTGATTTGAGTTTCGATCTCGTTCTTGCGGGCCTCATAGACATTGATGCCCGCCATGATCTCGGCCCGCTGATCCAGCAACGCGGGAAATTCGTTTGAACCACTGAGATCGATCGCTTTGTCGGCGACCTCGCGCGGCGCGATCATCTTGAGCAGTTCGGCGTCCTTGCCATAGTCGGGTTCAGGTTCGCGGCCGGCGGCGACGTCGTCCCAAAACTTGGCGACTGCATCGCGTATGCGCTGCTCGGCGGCAGGGTGGCGCGGCACCTCGACGATGCTCAATGCGAGGTCGAATGCGTCGACCTGCAGAACGGCGACGGCGGCAAAGGCCGCGTCGGTCAGCATGGCTTCGGTCAGCGCTTGCAGCTGTACCCAGAACGGCACCGTGGCGCCGCCTTCCCAATCGCGCTGGTAGACGTGCGGGGCTGCGGTCTTGGTCTGCAGCACGCCGAGGCCGCGCGGGTCGCCGTGAATCAGAAAATCGGGCGTTGCGCCAAGCTGCAGATCCGGGTCGCGACAATAAAAAGTTGCTTTCTCGATGCGCCAATCTGGCCGGTCTTCGGAGACGGCCAAAGCGACCGCCGGCTCCATCAAACGGCCGCGCCGAAACACACGATTGTCGGCCTCGTCGAACTCGATCCCGGAATGCGCGAGGTAGATTTTCAGTGCCGAAACGTAGGGATGGCAACCAAATAGACTGGCGACCACGCTGGCGGTCACGTCGTTCTTGCGCAGCGCAAGCCATTGCTCGCGAGAAGTGATCGGAATGCGCTCGATCGTCATCTCGGGCAGCTCCAGTCAAAGTGCGCGCCCGGCGTAGTCGTTCTGGGCTTCGCCAGCCTTCTGGCCGGGCGCGCGGCGATCGCGGCGGACAGGTACGTTGTCAGGTTCATCCGCGGCGAGCGCATCAGGTTCCCACTCATTGTTATTGGTTGCTTCTTATTTCCACTCATTGCCACTATTCGCAGCCTATTTAGCGCTGCATTTCCACCAATCAACTTTCGCTCGGGAAAATAAATAGTCAAGGCGGGCGCGGCGCAGACGCAGCGGATAGCGCGACTCCGGCGTACTTCGCAGACGCGGCGCAGAGGCACTATTGCGCGACAATCATTGGGAAATCCGCAACGCGGCAGTAGCCAAAACGGTCACCAATAATTTTTCTCCGGCGCTAAATGTACCAGCGGGCCTATGTATTGACGCCCGCGCGCGATCGGGACCAAGGTGGGCGCTCGCGAACATTCCCGTCACGACCAAATCAATCTGGTTCACTTAACGAGAAGCCGCCGCCACGCCGCGCGTGCGCGGAAGCACATCGAGAGGGAGGTCGCTTGAGCACCATCAAGATACATCCAGCGGCAGAATCTGCGCGTCTAATGCGAGATGATGAGCTTGCATCTCTCGCTGCCGATATCACGGAAAATGGACTGCGCGATCCAATCACGCTTGGGAAGATGAACGGCAGCAAGTTGCTTGTCGATGGTCGCAATCGACTGCGCGCGTGCGAGTTAGCAGGAATAGAGCCGCGTTATGAAGAAATCGAATTCGAAAATGATGATGAGATTAGGAAATTTGTTAGATCGCGCAGCGAACGCCGTGATCTGACCAAGGGCGAGCGCGCGATGCTGTTGGCGTTCCTGTATCCAGAGCCAGGAAAAGCGCATCGAGGTAAAAAAGGTGAAAGCAAAAGCACCGCAGAAAATGCGGGGCTTTCTCTGCGGCGACTCGAGCAGGCGCGCGCCGTCTATCGCTATTCGCGCGAGCTTGCCGAAGCTGTCCGCGATGGCGTGATGACGCTCGACGAGGCTCTGGATCGCGTCAAAACCGATCAACGCGATCTAAAATCCGCTGACGAGAAACACGCACAGTTATCGAGCGAAGCGCCCGATCTCGCCGATCAAGTTCATAAGGAAAAATTAACTCTTGGCGAGGCGTGGGCAGCTTTCGAGCAACGCAAGCGCGACGCTGCCGCAGCCGAGGACAACAAGCGTGAGACATTGTTGCGGCTTAGTGAAGCCGCCTACCGCGGAACGATTGCATGGGCCAATGATGAATTTGCCGCCGATGTTCTCGACCGTCTTGAGGACGCGGATTTTGCCCAACGCTTGATTGACCGCCTGCGAGTTGACTGCTCCGCGCTCACCGAAATTCAGCGCGGCGCCAACGCACTTGCCGAAATGTTGAATCGCATCGCAAAGAAAGGATCGTAGCTATGACCAGCATGGTCGCTGACTCATTACGTGAGCTGTTGGGCATTGAGAAGAAGCGATATCTCGAAGGTCAGGCGGAAGAAGGCGGCACCGCCGAAGGCTTCCGCGATCGCATTCGGAAGCAATATACCAAAGACCCGACCAAATTTGTCTCGTTGGTGCTCGACGCACTCATGGAAGCCACTACGAAAAAGTGGCAGGAGCCGCCCCGAAAGCATGGCCCAGATTTGTTTTCGATCGGTGGCTTTACTGTTCCTGAGTATTTGACGCGCCCGGCTTCTTACGCGACTGGTGCCGACATCGAGGAAGACGACGAACAGAAATTTGAGAAGGTTGATTTCAAGTTTGCGACCGTTAACGATCTCTTTGACGATGCAACGATAAAACTGCGAAAAGCCGCGCAGTCGTCTGCCGCCGCCGAAAAGGAAATGCAAGCTGCCGACGAAGCTCGGCGGCGGGCGCGCGGCAAGATGAGCGCATTTCTTCGCGACATCACGGACACCGCATGACCACCGTGCTCGCCCTCGACCTCGCGACCGTCACTGGCTATGCGCGCGGGGTCGTCGGCGGCACGCCGATCGCCGGCTCGATCCGCTTCGGCACGCGCCAGTCGGGCGACGGCGAGGTCTTCGGCCATGCCATCGGCTGGATGAGCAAGCTGCTGGCGATGCAGCAGCTGCCGGACGTCATCGTAGTTGAGGCCATGCTGCCGCCCGGCGCCAAGGTCGGGCAAACCAATTCTAGCACGCGCGACCGGCTCGCCGGCCTGCACGCCATCGTCCGCGGCGTCGCGCATATCCGCGGCATCAGCGAGATTGCCTGCTATTCGGTCGGCGACATCCGGCATCATTTCATCGGCGACCGCAGCCTGCGGCGCGCGCAGGCCAAGGCGGCAATCGTCCAACGTTGCCGACAACTCGGCTGGAATGTTGTTGATGACAATGCCGCGGACGCTTGTGCGGCTTGGCATTTCGCGTGCTCTCTCATTGACCCGACGCAGGCCGTGCGTGTGTCACCGCTCTTTAATCAGCAACTAAAGGTGCATGTGCAATGAAGTTGTCCGCAGCCGAGTACACCAAGCGCGTGCAGGAACGCATCGGCTGGATAGTCGACGGCAATTATCCCCCGCCCGACGATGTGCTCAAGCCGTTCGTGTTCGAGCTATTGAAACGCGCGATCGATGGCGCGGACAACGATGTGGATCGCGCCCTCGAGGCGCTGCGCAAGCTGTTCCCGCCGCCGGCCTAGCCGGGAGAGGATGTAATGAGCGATCGCAAGCCACTCCCGCTGCGGCGGCGCGCCGAGACCATCAAGCTGCGGCACGGCGGCGCCACCTATCACATCAGCACCGGCCATTATGCCGGCGGCCAACTCGGCGAGGTCTTCGTCAGCACGAACAAGGTCGGCAGCAACATCGAGGCAATGGCGCGCGACCTGGCTATTCTCCTATCGCTCGGGCTCCAACATGGTTGCTCGATCGAAACCATGAGCGGGGCGCTCACCCGCGAGCACGACGGCTCGCCCTCGACCATCGCCGGCGCGGTTGCCGATCGGCTGGCGCAAAAGGAGCGGCCATGACCACATCAACCGCAACAACGGGACGCCTGCGGCCGGCCTATCACCGCTGGCGCAAATGCCCTATTCGCCTCGAGGCCGACGACTTCGCGCGCCTCTGCCACGCCGCCGGCATGCGTAATACACTGCCAATCGTGCTGCTCGAGCGCATCGTCCAAGTCACGCTGCGGGCCAATCTCATCGACGCCGTGCTGGACGACAAGCAATGACCGAGCGCATTGCGGCCGTTCTGGTTTTGCGCGCACGCGCCGAGGCGCGGTCTTTGCTCTTTCGCGCCGGCGAATTCACGCTCGGCGAGGCGCTCGACCCGCTGTTCGCCTATGCCTACAAGGCCGGCCTGGTCAACATGCTGGGCACGGAAGCGATCGAGGACATCGTTTACGACGCATTCGGGATCGAGCATGCCGCATGACAGAGTTTGGCCAATTCGAAAAAGGATTTGCGGTCTGGAAAAGCGTTTTGGCGCCGATCAAGGACATCGAGCGCCGCATGATCATCTTCGGCAACATGGCGCAGGAAGTCGCCGGCTACGTCGGCAAGGGCCTCGACAAAACTGCGGCGGCTGATGGGCTCTACGAAACCGCGCAAGCGCATGGGTTGGTCGGACATTTCGGCGAGGACGTGGTGCAATTGCGCATCGGCGAGGCGTTCGAGTACGTCGAGGCGCATCAGCCGAAAGGCACCAACGGCTCAACGACGCCACCAGGCGCGATCCGCATCCTGAGCAAAGCGGAATTCATCAAGGGCTTCGTGCCGCCGGATTATCTGGTCGATGGCATCTTTCAACGCCGCTTCATCTATGCGCTCACCGGCCAGACCGGCCACGCTAAGACCGCGGTGGCGCTGCACCTCGCTCAGCTCGTCAGCTCGACCGACTACAACGCAATGTTCGGGCTGCACCGCGTCGAGAAAGGCCGCGTGCTCTACCTCGTCGGCGAAAACCCCGACGACGTTCGCATGCGCGTCATTGGCAGCGACAGCTTCCGCAAGGACGACCCGACCCAGGACAACATCACGTTCATCCCCGGCGTCTTCGACATCGCCCAGATGTGGAGCACGATCGAGGCCGACGCTAAAGCAAACGGCGAAGCTAGCCTCGTCATCATCGATACCAGCGCAGCCTATTTTCTCGGGAACGAAGAATTAAGCAACACGCAGATGGGCGCCTATGCCCGCACGCTGCGACGGCTCACGACGTTGCCCGGCAAGCCGTGCGTCCTCGTCCTCTGCCATCCGATCAAATATGTCACCGATCCTTCCCAATTGCTGCCGCGCGGCGGCGGCGCCTACCTCGCCGAGATGGACGGCAACCTCACCCTCTGGCGTACCAGCGACGACGTGGTGGAACTGCATTACAACAAAATCCGCGGTCCCGGCTTCCAGGCCATGTCGTTCAAGCTCGAGCCCATCAAGTCGGACAAGCTGCTCGACCAAAAAGGCAGGCAAATCAGCACGGTGCGCGCCGTTCCCATCAGTCAGCACGAGGAAGAGCAGCACGACTACAAGGCCGAGGAAGACGAGGATCGCGTGCTTGCCGCTATGCTCAACATGCCGGCCGAGCACGGCGGGTCGTTCGCCAATTGGGCAAACGATCTCGGCTGGACATCCGAAACCGGCGAAGCCTACAAAAAGAAGGTCGAGCGCCTGGTCACCGGCATGGAAAAGAAAAAGCCGAAGCTGACCACCAAGATCCGCAATAAATGGCAGCTCACCGAGGAAGGCAAGGACGCTGCCCGCCAGGCCGTTCTGCGCTTCAACCGGCGCAAGGATTCCGACAGCCAAAAGGCCCTGTTTTGAGGCTGCCTTAATCCGGGACAGGTAGGTGTCCCGAAAGCAAATCGACAACCAGTTGAATTCACAATTTCGCCACACGGGACAACGCCATTTGTCCCGATTGTCCCGAAATCAACTAAGCCTCGCAAACACAACAAAAAAGGCCGGGACAATTGTTGTCCCGACGCCCACGCAGGAATCCATACCCTGCAGGGGAGCGATTTCGGGACGGGACAAGAGTTAGTCCTATATAGAAGAACTCTGAGTAAGAGGATTTTTCGATCCGAATTCGAAATCTAAAAACGCGCCCCAGAAATTTGACGCCCTCGCCGCAGTCGCGGTAAAGGCAATGGCCATGACCTTCTGGGCTGTGGCGCAAACCGTCTCGCAGCGGGAATCCTCCGCCGGCATCCGCCTCGCCGAGGAAGGCTTCGAGGTCTACGCCCCGCGGATCCGCATCCACCGCAACGGCACGCCGCGCATCGTGGCGCTGTTTCCCAGCTACCTGTTCGTGCGGGTTGTCGACCGCTGGCGCGCCATAACCAAGACCATCGGCGTCCGCGGCCTGATCATGGCCGGCGACCATCCGGCAGCCTGCCCGGACGCCGAAATCGACAAGATCAAGGGCGCAACCATGCGCAACGGCTTGGTAAGGCTACCGAAACCACCGAAGTCGAGGGCGTTCAAGCCAGGCCAGAGCGTGCGGATTAGCTCGGGATCGTTCTGCGGCTTCAACGCGATCTACCAAGGCATGAGCCCCCGGGACCGCGAAATCGTCCTGCTCGAAATGTTCGGCCGCGAAACCCGCATCGAGCTCGGAGCCGGCGATCTCATCCAACCCGCAGAGCTACCTATTGCAGTGCGCATCAATCCAAGCTACTAGTCGCAAAGTCGCGATCAATCAAAGTTCCATTGGTTGCGTGCATTGGTTGCCACGCATTGTTGTTGGTTGCCATTCCTCGCATCTATTGATGGCCGAAATCCACGTCCCTCAACCGCGCGGCGCGCGTTTCCAACTAACCCACACATTCCTGTTTCACGTGAAACCTTGTCCCCGCGCAGGCGGGGAGCCCACAGTTGGCCACTGGTGCGTCTTTGATGTTCTTCGTTGTCCGAGTAGCCCGCTATCCCAAATAGCGCACCAGCGGCCTCCGGGCGGCCTTGGCGGCCATGGTCTGCTGCATGCCGGGGGGGGATATCTAAAATTAGCAGGCCCGCGCAGGTATGAC